AAATAGTAACCGGGGAGTTTAACCGGTTCTGGTGTAGGCATAGGAGCAGGAGCAGGAGCAGGAGCCATGTTAGGAAGTTCCATAGGTGATGGAATAGGTGCGGCAGCTGGTGCTGGTGCTGGCAATAGTTTGGGCATACGAGGTGCTCGTGGAGCACGAACACGTGGTGCGGCGGGTTCATGGTATTGGGCTTCGCTAATAGGAATAGCGACGCTGCTGGTATCTTCAAAGTCGCCGGGTGCCGAGCGTAAAACTACGTTGGCGATAAAAACGTTTCCGATAGTCGCTATTGCGTATGACATGAATGCCCATACAATAGTAAACATCCAGAAAGGAAATACGGTGCTTCGAGTACTGTTGTCGAGTCCGAACTCTTTCCAGGTTCCGTTATCAGGATGAAACATAGTGCTAGGTCTGACGTATAGTATAACCGCTACACCGACAATGTAAATGGCGAGTGCGAAATAAAGAACACTCATTCTCCCTATTACACCAATAGAATATGGCAGGCATAAAATCGCTCATATATTAGAGCAGATGGACAACACAAACAATCCATTGAAACGTTTCGTCGGAAAGTCAGTATGTGTTAAGAGAAGTAGAACCACTCGTCGTCGTAGAGCAACCACTCGCCGAACTCGTCGTGCCGTCGGCCGTAGATAAATGGCTGATATCGAACACCTGGTTGCGATAACTACCAAATAGTCGGCCTCTATCGGTCCAAACCGCCTCCCATTGAGGGCAATCACAGGATTCGCCCATTGTTAGAATTACAACTTCCTCTCCAAGCACTGGGTCCATAATATATTGATAATAATGCGGTTCCCGCCTTGCTATCAATCCGCCGGTGGTTCTATCCTGGAAAATCCATATGATTCCATTCACCGTGCTCATCCTATTTTATTAATTTACATCTTCATCGGCCATAGCGCGATGTTCGTTGCTATCGGTAACTCTCTGATCCTCGGCAACAACACCGATGAGGAGACCCATAGCGTCCAATCCGAATTTTTTACGCTGATCTTCTAATGCTTCGTAGGTATTAGGGTCGTAAACATTTGTTACGTTCAAAGCAAAGTCACCGAGACCGAGTTTCTTCTTTTGGAGTTCCACTTTACGAAGTTCTGGTTCAAGATCATCAAATCGTTTAACGAAAAACGCCTTTTCAATTTCAGTTCGCGAGTTAATCGCCTCTTCGATTTGTGCGGGGGTGCGTTGATATGTTTCAATTAGCCCGACAGCATAAACAATCGCTCGTGATACCCACATTACGTGGAAGTCGGTCGCCAACTCTTTTCTTGCGGAGTCAATACCACCAGCGTACATCGGCGATTCGTAACTGAAAAGCGCAAGCAAACCGCTCGTTAGCACCCAATTAATCATTATTTGGAACTCTATTTCGTTGAGTTCGCGACCAACCCGCATTTCGGAGCCGATTACGGTAAGCCATGAACCGAACCAGGCGGTGTAACGATCGAGCGATGTTTCAATATCGGTTTTATCTCCATCGGCACCTCCCTCAACGTAATCTTTGATATTTACAAGTGCGTCGTTGACCGTAGAGAACGATTTAATCCATATGTCGTTAAGAAGACTATTATGATTACGCGAGATATTGCGTATCCATTTGTATCCATTGGGTCGTGTTACCATATAACCGTTGCGAATCTGAGTTCCCTGTTTTACAAAGGTATCCATAAAGTTATTAATAACGACGGAGATGTTCTGGTTATAAGTCATTTTCTTAAACATTTTTGTTAGAAGTTCAGCAGTCGCACCAATTTTCGCATTACTGCCTACATATTCTCTAGGAGACATCATTTGAAACATTCTGGTAAAATTCAATTTATCAAACTTGCTAGAACTCCATGTTAGCAGTGTTTTGTAGCCGTTTTCACCGAGTTTGTCGGCCATCTTTTTAGCAACCAATGCCAATAGATCATCGGTTCGTCTAGCAAAGGCGTTTATGATATCTCTTCGTTCGTCTTCGATAAGTGAGCGTTCATTAATCTCTTTCATTGTTCGAACAAATAGTACCCAATCATCGGTGGCGGCCGGTAATAACATACCGAGTGTATTTCCAAGCGAACTTAATACATTGATGAACTGCTCACTTTCAATTGGTGCGGGCGGAATAATCGCTTTAAAGTTTTTCATTGCATTTTCTAACTTATCGAACGCCTCTTTGTCAAAAAGAATGTTCTGTTGATTCAATCCCTCTATTGCCGCACGCATTCGTTCTGAGTTCATCTTTTCTATCGCTTTTTGTCGCGCACCACCGCTGGCGGATATATCGCCTAGCGTAAGGTCAATAAGGGCAGCGGGAATACGATAACCACACCAACGGCAAATATTGCTTGCGTTGAACTCGTGAATGCCTCCGTGTCTAGGACCACGATAACAATATTGTAAAAACAGTTTGTAATATTCGGTACTATCTAATGTAGCAAGATCGCTAACGCGAGTGACCGCAGACCAAGGAACGTAGATATGAGAACCGCAATTGGGCGCAGCGGGATCACGACGCGATAATATCATAGCCGCTTTTGTCTGTAATACAAGTTCGGCCGAGAGATTTTCGATGCCGAGCGATGCTACACCGACACCGGCACGTTCTACATCCGAAAAAGATTGGAAACAACATACGGAATCGGAGCGAACTGAATCTGGTTCAATATCAGCACTGCTTTTGCTTTCCTTATAGAATTGTGCGATCAATTCGGCGTTAAGTTGATCTTGACGACGATGAACAAATGGTCCGATCTCATTGACGTTTCCTGTTCGAACTTTTTCGGTATAGTTTTTGACATTTTGTATGCTCTCTTTGGCAAATAATGATATATCGACGGGTTCAGGTGTAGGACGAAAAGCGGGTGGTAAAACATCGGTAGCCGACACTTTTGTAATATCTTCCACACCACGAGTACGAGCGGTTTCTAATAATGTTTTATAGGTATCGGTGACATTTGTTAGAGGTCCAAGAGTCGATTTACCAAAACATAATACTGAACTAAGTAAAAGTTTAATCACATTTTCGGTATCCGTTTGGCGTTTATTACCTACCAACTTTTGCCAAGATGTATTGCTCCATGGCTCATCGGTTCGGAAAATGTTCGCTATAGTACATGCGACGTAGCTAATGGTTCCAGTACCGACAGTTGCGTAATCATCGCCATCAATTGGTACGCCTCTGCGAGAGAATGTACAACCAGGTGCGGGAAATGGAACATTGATATCTGATGTTTGGATTTCTAAGACGATGAGAGCACCGAGAATACCGATTTGATTGTTTGCGAAGAAAGTTTCGTATTTTAGAGCAACTTCACGTCTTTTAGGAGGGAGACTCATTATAACCGCTTCGTATGTCTTTTGACTTTGAACACGTTCTCGAATATAGTCTTTTGCGCTATTGACGACCCGTTTGTACATATCTAAGTTCGCAACATATCCGCATCGTTCAAATATTGTACGAGCGAGTAAATATGTTTTGATATCGGCCGGTTCTGTGAAAGGAATCTTTTCGCTCGCCTCGTCGGATAAAATAACATCGGCGGTTGTCTCTTCTGATCCTTTCTCTTCATCTTTAATGACACTTCGTCCAACGAGTGGTCGGCCTTCGTCGTCAAACTCCAAATGTGTATCGTATTCTAATTCTTGGATCTTTTGTCCACAGTTTTTACATATGTAGGCACCTTCATATACTGGACCGGCGAACTCAAGAAGAAGGGACTTATGTAACGCATCTTTACGTTCTGGATTTAGAAACTCGTTAAGAAGAAGCGCTTCGTGCTTACAAACTAAATTGAGCTCACAAATGTTACAAGTGATAAAGTTGTTGCGTTGGCCGGCTTGGTATTTATTGAGAAACTTGCGGAACAGAACCATTCTTTGGTCATCTTTACGAATACCCATAACTTTTTCGAACTCTTTAACGTGCTCACAAGAATTGATATCAGGTTCAGCTTTGAATGAACTAATAGCCTTTTCGGCTATCTCCCTGTTTCTTTGAATACGCAAAGATTCGGCATTATAGGTTGTCGCAGCGCCGGCATCGGCCGCACCGGCAGCAACCGAGAAGTAATATGGTCCGAGTGTTTTACCAGCAGCGGTTACTAGAGCATTAATAATATTGAAATCGTAGGTTTTGAGGGTATTTTCGTTAGCCATACGGCGATCGAGATACGCTTTAATGAGATCGTTTGACAGTGTTTCTTTATTGAGAAGAGGCGAACTGTCGTTGATGAGAGGCGTGATTGCGGGCATATTTGCGGAACTACGAGCCGCTTTTGCCGCTTTACTAAGTTCGTTGTAACGATTCTGCCATTCTGCGATACCGATGTCTATGACTCTTTTTATAGGATCGAAAGCGGTAGTAGATATTTCTAGATTGCGAAAACCGAGAGAATCGAGAATAGAAGTGAGATGTTCGTCGTGAAATGAGGTGGCAGTTGGTAGGCGGTCAGATAAGAAATCGGAAAGTGATACAACCGTATCTGGATCGTATGTTGTTTGGGATGTCCATCGGCTGAGCATGTTTTTGTAAAACAGACCCGCAATACGACGCGAAAGCTCACTCGCACCGATATCCCATAAAAGTACGCTAGAGCGGATGGGAGAACGAAACTTTAATATATCGCTGCTTAGGATAATTTGTGAGAGAACGTCTCCAGAATCGGCAGGAGCGACCGTCGTTAATAATCCGGTTTTAGGATTGCGTATATATGAGGCGGAAATTAAGCGTATATATCTGTTGTCAATAGTACCAATAGAATCGGATGAAAGCGAAATAGAATGTCTCTGTTTGTCTAAGGCATCTGGAACTACGTCATAACCGAATCCATCAACAGGTGTTGGTGGTAATTGTGAACGTAGTACGTCCATATCGTATTGTATTTTCGTATCTGACGCAGTAGCTGGAACATACGCTTCTATTGTTCGAAGTGTAGAGTTGATATAGTTAATAAAGGCGTCATCGGTATTGTCTCTAGAGAAGCGTAATTCGTTTACAGAGAACCCTTTCAATGTGCCGAAGTCTGAGCGTGTTACAATATCTTCGCGTTCAACTGGTTGCGGATCATCAGTATAGAGTACTTTCTTGACGCCGATAACTGGTAGAAAAGCACGAAGAGAATCACCGGTGCGGTTCTTTTCCAAAACATCCTGTAGTGTATCAATTACATATGAAGTGGAGGGAACATTGGGGCGAATAGCACCTGCTCTATCTCGAACCACGAGTGAGTTTTTCATAGCCAACATCAAATCGGTGAGATTATAGAGTTTTTGATTCACCTTTGGATTGCGTTTGGCCGACTCTTTTTCTAGAGAAAGCAACCCTAAAAACATATCTTCTCGCTGTGTATCATCGTCAAAGGTTTGTTCTTCAGTAGGGATTTCCTCTATAAGTGAAGCGGGCTCTACATAGTCTTGTTCCGGGGATACCTCTTCTTCGGTTTCCTCTATTGGTTCTGCGACTGATTCGCTATTATTTTCAGGTGGAGCAGGTGCTGTCATGGGTGATATGATATCATATGGTGGAGGAGGACCGATGAAGTCGAAGTTTATTGTAGTTCCATCGGCTAATACGATTGCGTCGTTATCATCGGTAGCAATTATACGGTCAACAGTTCCTGTACCGAGTAGTTTGCCGTCGTTGCTGTAAAACTCTAATTCGTCACCTTTTAGCACCGATAATTGGAGAGAAAAGTGTACATAGTTTCGCTTTTGGTGGATTTGGAGTTGTTGGACGCCGAGTGCCTCGCTGAACAGACCGGTTTCTGGATCTAATGGGAAGTCTACACCGGTTGTTCGTGATTCGGTAGGACGAATACGGATGAGTTTTTCATCACGATAAACGATGCGACCAGAGGTGGTTCCATATTTATCGCTAATAATGGTAATCCAATCGCCCAATTCGGGCACGTTTTCAATGTCCATCTCTAATGTATGGAAATGTCTCTTTTAGGCCAATTTGAAAAAATTGATAACGTCATCGTTTGAAATTTAAAGAACACAACCGAATCTAATATATCCAAGATGTCCGTCTTTTCCTCCCTTTCCACACAATATCCCACATGGGAATCTCTTTCCTCCTTTCTCAAAAGCGAAGCGGGTGGCTTCCTTCGCGTAGATGATCATTCAAAGCCAGAACAACCTTTCGCTCTCATTCGTTATGTGAAGGGTAAAAGTAATTTAGACCTTCCTCACGTCCGTGCATTCCGATCGGTCGTATGGGATGTCTCTAAAAATATTCCAGTCAGTATCGCACCTATGAAGAGCGAGAATGGCGAAGATTTGCCAGAAGATACTCTTATTACTGATTATACCATTGAACCTTTTGTTGACGGTGTTATGGTATGCGGATTCTACGACGAATACAATAAGGAATGGCGCTTTCATACCCGTTCAACTCTAGATGCCAATTGTCGCTTCTTTAGCCAAACTAAAAGTTTCATAACGCTTTTCAAGGAGGCTATTTCTATTAGTTTGAAACCAAACAAAGATAGTTGGAACACTTTCTTAGAAGGTCTCAACAAAGAACTTCAATATTCATGGGTATTACAACATCCTGAAAACCGAGTTGTTGTCAGTATTCCTAGTCCAACCATTGTTTGTGTCCAAAAGCAACGCTATGCTGGAGGCGAACTCACCGCAGCCCTCGGTGAAAAAACACAATTTGATGTAAAACCGGTAACTTTACCCAGTTGGGATGATTTGAGAGCACGTCTTTTGTTAGATAATGCTAAATTCAAACATAACACTCAAGGATATGTGGTAAAGCGGGGCGTGAATAAACGCTGGAAAATCAGAACATCGGCATACAACCAAGTTCGTAAGATGCGAGGTAATTCGGCTCGTCGCGACTTCCTTTGGCTCTCTCTCTGGCGCTCGAATACACTTCGCAATTATTTAGCGATCTATCCTGAAGAACGTGATTTAGCAAAGAAAGTCGTTGATAAATGGAAACAGATCACAGCGGCGGTTTATCATATATACAACGATGTCTTCAAAACTCGCAGTATGAACAAGGCAAATATTGCGGCTAAATATCGTCCATTTGTATTCGGACTTCATAACCATTATATCAATAACTTACGACCACATGGAAAAGTCGTTGATTGGAAGGAGGCCGTTAGTTTTATGAACGGACGTGATACTGCTCAGGCACTCCATGCAATCAATTGGGAAATAAGAGCCGCTGCTGAACAAGTCCCAGTAGAAGGACAATCCAACTTAGCAGATGAAGCGTTGCCAGCCGAAATTATCGCGGACGATAACGATCGTGGAGAAACCACGGTAACTGGATTTGTATAATTCGTTTAAAAAAGAAAACTAACCAATTTCCGTAAATTAGAATAATGTGTGGAATTTGGGCCGCACTACTTTCAAATCTCTCCAACGAACAGGCATTAGAATATGTTAAAAAACTTACACCCCGCGGACCTGAATATATTACTTTAGAAGATGTATCCGGTGTTTTATTGGGATTTACACGTCTCGCCATCAATGGATTGACTCCATTTGGCCAGCAACCATTTATGATCGATTCTGAAACCTCAACCATTTGTAATGGTGAAATCTATAATTATAAAGAATTACAGAAACGCTGGAATCTTCCGCTCCCAGAAGGAACCAGCGATTGCGCAGTTATCCCCTATTTATCAAAGTTGCTCCATCCTACTGAACTCGTTCGCACTCTTGACGGTGTATTCGCTTTCGTGAATGTGGACCTTGGCACTAACACACTCCTAGTGGCACGTGACCCATATGGTGTCCGTCCGCTTTTTCAAGCAGAATATCCTGATGGCGGTCGTATTTGGTCTTCTGAAATCAAGGCCTTACCACTAGGATACGACACAGTAAAACCATTTCCACCAGGCACTTGGCGCCAATACAATCTAACTACGGGCAAACTCACCTCCGAATTCAGATATCACGAAATCCCGCATACAAAGTTGGCAATTTTTGCGCATCCTGAATGTCCCTCATTCGCCAAGGCGGGTCTCCATGAAGCACTCCTCGCAGCAGTTAAAAAACGCCTTTTGAGCGACCGTCCTATTGGTGCGCTGTTGAGCGGCGGATTAGATAGTTCGTTAATAGCGGCAATAGCGGCCCGTGAATTACGAATAAAAGACCAGAAACTTCATACCTTCAGTATCGGTATGCCTGGATCAACCGACCTTGCCTACGCACGAATGGTCGCCAAGTTCATCGATTCGGAACATCACGAAGTGGTTGTCTCACCAGAAGACTTTTTGAATGCCATCCCACAAGTTGTTCGAGATATAGAATCGTACGATATTACTACAGTCCGCGCCTCTGTAGGCAACTGGCTCATCGGTAAGTATATCAAGGAGAATACCGATATTAAGGTGATTTTCAATGGAGACGGTAGTGACGAAATCGGCGGCGGCTATTTGTATTTCTACAAGGCACCCAGCGATGAAGAGTTTGAAGCGGAATCGGAACGTCTCTTACGTGAAATCCATTTGTTCGATGTCTTGAGGTCCGATCGTTGTATGGCGGCCCACGGATTGGAGGCACGTACTCCATTTTTAGATAAGAGTGTAGTTGCTACATGGCGTGCTATTGATACTTATTTACGAAGACCAAAAAACGAAAATGCGGAAGGTCGTGGTGTAATACAGGAGAAGTTCATTTTACGCGAAGCTTTCGTACATGACGCCTATTTACCATTAGAAGTTTTAATGAGAAAGAAGGAGGCATTTAGTGATGGCGTTAGTTCAACCACCGATTCTTGGTATTTGAGAGCAAGCGAATACGCTTCAAAAACTCTCACCTCCAACGAAAAACAATACGAACATAATCCGCCACAAACCGACGAAGCACGCTGGTATCGTCAGATTTTCGTAGAAGCGTATGGTGATAAGGCGGCAACTGTTATTCCTCATATGTGGCTTCCTCGTTGGATTCCAGGTGTAACCGATCCATCGGCCCGCACTCTAAAAGAGTTGTATTCATCTGTTTAAAGATACAGCAAAGACGTATTAATATAACATGTCTTCAAAACATATTTTAAAACATGGTTCAAATATTCTGAGCTTTCGTCCTCTCGCATTGATGGAACGAAGTCTCATAGTAGATAATATTTATCGCGGTGGTAATCATACAATCAAAAATTTAGGCCATTTTATTAATATTGAATCTAGAAAAGGCAATACACTTTTTGTACACGAAGACTTCAAACATAAAATACCAGTAAATCCACACTCATGGTTTGTATATCAATACCGTCAATTAACAATTGATAAAGTTTATCCGCAACAATATTATTGGATGGAAATAATTATGCCTAATAAACGTTCAATAATGAGTTTTTTACCAGATGTTGTTTCGGCTGGCGATACTCTGATTGTTGAAACGGTAGACCGAAAACTTATGGTTTAAGCGTTCATAAATTAACCCTACATAACAAGGATGGCTGCGACACCGGCAAATAGCCTAACCCTCGTTAGTACGGGTCTGGCTGATTCACGTCTGATCTCAAGAGGAAACCCAGACATACATCAGTTTGTTCATGTTATTAATAAGACGACAAGATGGGCCGCACAATGGAATAAAGTGGAGTTTGATGGTGCGCCCGAGTTCGGCCAACGTGTTAGCGTCACCCTACCTATGATTGGCGAGTTGATAAATGCGGTGATGGTTGTGGTAGAGATGCCTGATATCTACACACAACAACTACGTGCGATTCAGGTTGCGAATGGCAATCCGAATATCTCCGTGATTGACCCGAAACATTTAGGCAATTTTTTAGGACCGCTCTTCGGTTGGACGAATAGTTTAGGACATGCGATGATTCAACAGATCGAGTTGGAAATCGGTGGTGAAATTGTTGAAACGCTAGACGGACGATTACTAGAGATTTTAGACGAGTTGTACGAAACCACGGAATCGGCGCTTGCGAAAAACTATATGATAAAACGAACAGCTTACGGTTTTACAAATACAACATATCTTACACCAATCCCTACTAAAGTATATATTCCTATACCGTTCTGGTTTTCACGACCAGGTATCCATTCGCATGCGCTCCCAATTCAGGCCCTTGCCAACGATATTGTTCGAATACATGTCACTTTTCAACCGATTAATAATCTGATATATACCGAGGCACGCGCGAATCCGCTTACGATTGGGCTCTCTAATACACCGGCCTATACACCACCATTCAATCCTATGTTACCAATATTGGGTTCCCCATTTTGGCAAACGAGTCCGTCGTCTGGACCTACTGGGCCGGTCTATACAATGAACGCCACTATGGGAACTAATCC